GGAGCGGCTCGCCGGGCTTGAGCGCGAGGAGGCGGAGCGCTTGCTTGAATGCCTCTCGCTTTGCGAGAAGCGGCTTGCTGCTCTGGACGCGCGGATGAAGGAGTCCGCCGTCGGGGACGAGGCGATAGGGCGGCTTCAGACCGTTCCCGGTGTTGGGCCTAAAGTTGCGTTCGCGTTCGTTGCGCACGTGCTGGCGTCCCGGTTCGATAACGCCGACCAGGTGCTGACGGTGCGGTCTTGAACACTCCAACGACTATGTACTTTATTAAAAACGTCGTAGCCGTAAAAGTAAAGATTTCAAGGCGGGCGATTTGTGCGAATCCATGATATTTGTACAATTTTTATCTCCGCGCAGAGAGCCACGGCAAATCCTTCCCGCTTCTTTCCGCCCGCCTAGCGCCCGCCAGACTCCAGGCACTCGCGCAGCGACCGCGCTATCGCCGCGCAAATCCCGTCGAAGCTCTCCCCAAACAGCCTCGCGTCCGCGGCAGAGTCCACGAAGCACACCTCCAGCAGGATCGCCGGCTTGCCGGTGCGGTTCAGAAAGCCCAAATCCGTTCGATGCCGCGCGCCTCGATCCCGGAAGCCGCCCGCAGCGGCAATCGCCGCCGAGACCTTTGCGGCGGCTTCCCGCGCCGAAAGATAAAGAACCTCCGCCCCCATCGGGCCGTCCGTGGGGCGGAAGGCGTTGAAGTGGACGGACACGTCCATGTCCCGCTCATGCGCGTTGTGCCACCCCACGATTGAGTTGATGTTGGCGGCGACGGTCTCGCTGTCGTCGTCGTGGAACTCCGCGACCTCGGCGCCCGCTTCCCTGAGCATCTGCGCGACCCTGCGCGTGACGCGGCGCGCCTCGCGCACCTCGACAAGCAGCCCGACGGCTCCGGGGATCTTCGCCCCGTGTCCGGATGATATGGCTATCCTCATTTTGTCCTCCTTGGGTTTATCATGGTCGCCCTCGTTTTGGGGGCTGCCGCTTTCCGCGGCGCGCTCGACTTCCGCCGCTGGCGAGCGGTTGGCATCGTCGAAATCCCGCTCGGTCTCCGCTGTAAGCCACGCAGCAAGCCTGCGCAGCAAATCTATCAGCAACGCTGCCAATGATTTTTTCTCACTCATGATCTTTCCTCCCTCTGCGGGTAAATCTCTTTCCGGTCATATATCTGGTGGTGTTTGCCTACCCTAAGCAAGCTTAACAGCGGCACGCGCCTCACGTTAACGAAATGCTCGCGGACGTGGGCGTAGCCCCAGCTCCTAAGCGGCACCGTCGTTATCAGGTCGGCGCGGTTGATCCAATTGACGAGCAGCATCGATCCGCCAAGTCGCTCGACGGCCCTGCGCCCGTGCGCCAGTTTCGGCGAGCCGAAGCACACGCAGTCCGGCAAAGCGCCGCCGCCGAGCGCCCTGAAATTCCAGTTCTCGGCGGCGAGCTGCGCCAGCGCCGCGCCGTGCGAGAACCCCGCGAAGCATACGTGGTATGGCGACATCGGCCCGTTTGCGATGGGGCGGGATTCTCGGTATCGCTCCCACATCTCCAACGTCTCCCGCATCACTTGGTCGTTGCCCGACCGCCAGACGCGCCGGAACCCAAGATGCACCTTCCAGCCGCAGCCGCGGTAAGGCTCCGCCGCGCCCCTGTTTATCGGCGCCGCGAGGAAATTGTGCCACCAGTCGCGCAGTCCGTTGCTGCCCTGGAACAACACGTAGATCATGCGGCTCTCATGGTCTACGTGAAACTTGTAGGACAGGTCGCGCCCTATGTGCCTGTATCCATCGCGGGTGTGAATCATCTTGAACAATTCGTGCGGTTTCATCGTTTTCCTCCAGTCTCGACGCGCCGGCGCTAATCCGCCGCCATCTGCGTGGACGCGACGCCGTTAATGAATTTGAAATAATCGGCCTGCGCTTTCGCCGCCTCCGCGAGCGCGGCGTCCATCTTGCCGTTCGCCCGGCCTTCCTTGAGAGCCATCCCGGTGGCGACGGCGAGGCTGGTGTTGCACGTCATCAGCCGCATCGCGAGGCTGCTTTCCTCGGCGCGGAGGGCGGCGCGTTTTTCGACGCGGGCGCTCTCCGCTGCCCGTTTTTTGTTTTCGCGGCCGAACAATCCGGCGATCACGGCCACGACGACGCCATGGGAAAATCCGAGCAAGGCGATAATTAAAGGGTAGTTCATGCGCGGATCCTCCCTCAGCCTATCGCCTTCCAGTAGTCCGGATTCTTGGACGGCGGCTTGGGCTGCTTCTTTCCGGCCAGGCCCTGCTGCTCGCGCTGCGTGCTCCCGGCAAACGCCGCGGCTTTCGCGCCGTCACCGTCGCCGGATACGGGCTGAAACGGCTCCGCGCCGTACCGGTACAGCCGGGCGTCTTCGGGGCATCGCCGTATCGCGCCGGGGGCGAGGATATCCTCCCCTCTCCACAGATCGAAAAGCGGGGAGTGGCCGCGGATCGTCGCGTCGTCAATCTCGCCGCCCTCCGCCATGCGCCGGAACAGGTACGCGATGGCGGAATTCTTGGCAGCTTCCAATTCCCGCCGCTCGCGCAGGGCGGCGATGCTGTCCTTTCGGTGCCTAATGTTGTCACTCAAAATTGCCTCCTATGCTGGAAATGTAGCAAAGCCCGTCTGCGCCGCCGCGAACGACGCTCACGCGAACGTTAACGCCCCAGTTCGCGTGCGCCTTGCTTGCGCTGGCGAACGCGTAGACCGCGCCCAAGAGCACGGAACTCGTGCAGTCCTCCCACGCCGGGGACGGGTCGTTGCCGTTGTTGCAAACCTCGACCTGGAACGTCGCGCCCTGCGGGATCGTCCGCCCGACGCTCACGAGTATGCGGGTCGGCATGTCGTCGGCCGCCAGAGGACTTGCGAGGCTGACGCGAATTTGCGAGGTCTGCGCCGGGTCGCGGGTGAACGTCCACGTCCGCGTCGCGCTCGCGCCGAATTGGTCGCTCGCCGTGACCGTCAGCGCGTGCGTGCCGCTTCCGAGGCGCGAGAACCAGTCTTGCGTCACCGTCATCTGCTGCGCCGCGCCGCTCGTTGCCTGGAACTGGCGCAACAGCATTCCGTTCAGCGATTCCGTAACGGTGATTATGTCGCCGGCGTCGGGATCCGTGACGGTGTACGCCTGGATAAAAGCGCTCGACTGCTGGCCGAGCGGGCCGTCCGCGCCGCTTATCGCCGGCGGGCTGTTGCTCGCCACCGTTCGCAAGGGGCTCGTGTTGTTGGCGCTCTCCAAGCCCGACGCGTTGACCGCCCGGACGCGGTACTGCACCGTGTTAATGCCGAGCGCCACGCTGTCCGTATGCTGGAGCGCCGCGCCTTGGAATATCAGCGCGAACGCGCCTCCGTCAACGCTCCTTTCGAGGCGGTACTGCACTGCCTGGCTCTGCGGGTCGGTGACCGCGCTCCACGACACCTGCGCGCTGCTCCCGCCCAGTATCGTCGCGGGGACGTTGATGCTCGCGGGCATCGGCGGCGGCTGTATCCATAAGATCGTGAACGCCCCATCGGTGTCGGGAGAATCAGATACCAAGATTCCAGAATCCAGATTGCAAAGCGGGCGAACCCCGATGTGGCCGTTGAACGCGCTGCTGTTCGACAACGCCCCCGACGCGTGGACGTCCCGAGCGCCGTGCGAGACCGTGGCGCTCGGCGACCGCAGCCACCACCACCAAGCCTGCGTTGAATTGAAGCCCGAGCCCTGCCAGCTGGACTGCGACACGCATTGCGGGGTGGGAATGGCCTGGCGGCCGGCGTTGCCCCCGGCGAATATCGGGAACGCCGCGCCCTCGACGACGCCGTTCTCGTTCGCCAGCCCGACCTCCGTGTTTGAGGCGAGGAAAATCCTGTCGGTCACCTGCTCGCTTCCGCCGCCGTCCGTGACGGTGTTGCGGGCGACGGCGAGCGTCGTGTCCAGCAGGGCGCTGCGGAAGCTCGCCGAGAAATTCGCCAGGAAGCCCGCTTCGCCGGCGTAGTGGTTATGCCCGGACCAAACGTCCGCCGCCGCCGGGGCCGCGTCGCGGTTGTTAGTGTTGGCGACGCCGTCCGCGAGGTTCTGCGCCGCCCACCATGAATTAGCCGCGCCTCCGCTGTTCAGCCACTGCCGCAGGTTCGACGTGCGGTAGCGGTTGTTGCCGTTGCTCGCGCGGTTCGCGTTGGCGTTTCCCGGCTCTCTCGCGTCAAACGGTTTCAGCATGATAACCCTGTCCGTTATGAGCGTCGTGCTGTTGGCGGGATAGCCGGGATGGTCGTGGTTGGCTTTGCGCCACAGTACGACCGCGCCGTTGTAGGTCGTGGCGATATCCTTCACCAACGATCCGTTCGGCAAGTCTCCTATTCGTTGCGCCATTTTCGCTTGCTCTCCTTAAAAATATTTTTGAACAGAGCGTCAGCGCTCCGTATCAGGTAATAGCTGTTTCCGTGGCTGGCGTGGCTGCGCCATGACCCGTAGCTTTTCTCCGCGTCGCTTAACTCGATTTCGCCCGCGTCCAATTTCTTTTTCTGCCCGCGCATTTTGCGCTTCGCCCGCTCCTTGCTGGCCTTTCGGACTTTGCGAACGATCTTGCCGGTGTCGGTGACGTAGCTGTGGAAGCCGCAAAAGTCGATGCCGTTGCGCAGGGGAAATATGTGCGTTTTTTGGTTCAGCTTTAGCCCCAAGCCTTCTAAGTAACGCTCAATTTCCATGCGGCAACGTCGCAAATATTCCTTGTCGTCGTGTATCAAATAAATGTCGTCCATATAGCGCCCGTAATGCTTGACGCGCAGCCGCTCTTTGACGAAATGATCGAGGCCGCTAAGAAACGCGATTGCGAACCATTGCGAGGTCTGGTTCCCCATCGGTATGCCGGGGTCGTCGCAGGTGTCGATAATCATGTCGATGAGCCGCAGCGCCTTTTCGTCGGCGACGCGCCGCCGCAACTGCGCCTTTAACGGGGCGTGCGGTACGCTGTAAAAATATTTCGATACGTCAGCTTTTAGCGCCCAGCCGTCGGCGTAGCCGCCCAAATGCGTGGGAAGCGGCGGCAGGCTTGCCGACCGTCGCTCCGCGTCGTTCGCGGCTTTCCGGGAAAAGAAATAAGATCGCATGTCGTCCCGAAGCCTGTTTAGCGCGAAGTGCGTCCCCTTTCCCGCCTGCACCGCGAAATTTTCCAAAATGAGCGAGCGTTTCAGCGCGGGCTCCAGAACGTTGTCGCAAAGGCTGTGCTGTACTATTTTGTCGCGAAAGGCGTTCGCCATTATCAGCCGCGTTTTCGGCTCGTGCACGTAAAATACGTGGTACGGCTGCGGCCTGTACGTTCCCGACCTCAATTCCTCCGAAAGCAAATTGAGGTTTTCCAGCAGATTTGCCTCAAACTTAGCCACGGTCAGCTTGCCGCGCTTGCCTAGCCTAGACCGGCGGTACGCCCTATACAGGTTGGCAAAATCGCAGATTTTTTCATAATCCGTCACGCCCCCGCCTCCAAAAAAAATCCATGCCGTGTATAGCTCGCGCGCCTGGGCGCGGTCGCATCGGCATTCTTGTATTTTCCGTCGCCTTCGGGCTTCGGAGGGATATGTCTTCCTTTGATGATGGCGCGCTGCTTTCGGCGCAGGGCTTACTCGTTCCGGCTGTCCATCTAAGCGGGCGAACCCCGTTGTTGCCGTTGAACGCGTTGTTGTTCGACAACGTGCCGGAAGTGTTGACGTTCCGAGCGTTGTGCGAGTTCGTGGCGTTCGGCGACCGCGAAAGTTGCTATCAAGATATACCCCAGGGTCTTAATTTGTCTTGTTTGTGCCATCGCGCGCACATGTTCTTCACGTCCGTCACGGCCCGCGCCCACGCTTCGGTCTGCGCGCCCGTGATGAGCCCCCTCTCGTGGGAAACCTCGACCAAAAACAGCGCGGTTTTGCATAGCGTCAAGGCGCGGCGCTGCAACCGCAGCCTCTCCGCCCTTTCGGCGCCGTCCAGCAGGTTTAGATCGTTGGCTTCGGAAATATTTTCGAATATTTCCAAGCACCGCTCTTGCAACCGGTTGACGAGGGTGAAACGGTATTTTTTCGGAAAGCGCTTGTCGCTCGTCATCATGTCGGTGTGCTTGACGAGGTCTTTTGCCTTTGCAAGCAGCAAGAACTCTGGCTGCGGCTTGGCGTCCGGCGTCAGCATTCTATTCTATGCAGCGTGGGATTCCAAACGCCGAACGTCAGCGCGATGCCGTTCAAAGTGCCGAACGTGATGATGAACGGGTTGGACGCGATCGCGCTGAAAAGGCTGTCCTCGACCTGCGAGAGCCTGCCGTCCAGGTCGTTGATCATGCCGGCGGCGTTTTGCGCCAATGCAAGCGCGGCTAGCGCCGTCGCGAGCGCTTCGTCCCACGCGGCTTTTTGATCCGGCGTGACGAATATGTCCGTGCGCTGGGTGAACGCGACAAGCTGCGCGAGCAGGTCGTTAACGTTCCGCGTCCATTCCGCCGTCGTGTGCACGTCCACGTTGCCGATGTGCCCCAAGAGGTAGCCGTTGATGTTGGCGATTATGTTCACGAGGCTTTGCCGCGTCGCGGGGTCGCGCACCGCCGCGATTACCGTTATCGGCAGAACCACGCGGTACATGCTGCCGAGCGCGTTGCTCGGGTCCGCGACAATCCGGGTCTCGGTCAGCGCCGCGCCCGCGAACAAAGCCGAAAAATCGCCCTGCGGCGGCGTCGAGGAAAACGCCGCGCCGTCCGACACAAGCCAGTCCCCCGCCGCGAACGTCAAGGCAGTGTCCGAGCCCGGCGGCGCGAACTCGCCCGCCGCGGACGCCACCCAGTAAAAGCCCGCGTTATCGTCGTCGGCTTCCGGGATGGGCTCGCCGCTCGCGTCCAGACCGGTCGCCGGATCGAACTCGCCCTGGAAAGAAAAAGGGTTGTCCGGCTCAAACGGGACGTAATCCAGCACGTCGGATTCGACGAAGTGCTGCGTCCTCACGCCCACGTTCGCCGGCGCGGCTGTGGAAACGTCAACGCTGTTATATATGTCTTGGCGCGTGGCGTTGTTCGCCGGGTCGATGCTCACGACGACCGTGGACGCGTTCCCGATGATGAAATTAAAAGACGGCTCGAACTCCCACGCCCTCTCCGTCGCCGAGGGCACGTAATTCGGATTTTCGAACTGCGAAATCCGCATCAGTATCTCGCCGTCGTCCGGATCGACGGCGTAAAAGCCGATCTGCGCGAGGGTGTAGCCCTGCGCGAGGGGCGGCACCCCTGTTTGCGGGTTGCCGAAGTTGTTAAGGTACGTCCTTATGGTCGCTCTCGCGCCCTGGACTTCGCGCCCGGTGATGACGAACGTCTGGCGCTCGTCGGTCACCGAGGTTAGGTTAAGCGGATCGGGATCCGTTCCCGCGGAGGTAACCACGCGGGTGATCTCCAGCGGCACCGCGCCGTTTCCGGCTTGGATTTTGGCCATCAATGCCTGCCCTGCCGTTGTCAGGGCGAGATTTACGTCGCTCATTCTGTGTGCGTCTCCTTTATCCATTCTTGCTCTATGCCGCCGCCGTAAAGCGCGGCAGTGTCCGGGATCGGCGCAAATTCCATGTAGCGCTCGCGGATATACGACGATTCCGCCGCCGCGTCATATGCGGACGCGCCGGTCAAAATCGGATCTCCGTCCTCCGCGAAGAACTCCCGCTTTGTCTCGGCTGCCGAGCCTGCGGAATAGTTCGTTTCAAAAGTGACGATAAAAACGTTGTCGCCCGTGAAGAACGTTCGCGTGAATTCCGCCGCCGCGCCCGCGAACCAATCCGCCCGCTCGTACTCGTACCCGCGAAACGCGAAGCGCAGGGCGACGCCGGCGGCCTTGACCCGGGCCGCGATGTCAAGAACCCTGTTGTCCGTCGCGAACGGGTCTACGCCCTCCAGCGTCCAAAACATCGTCGCCGGAACGTCCGGCCGCTCCTCGTAAAGAATGAGCGTGTCCGCCCAGAACATTTGGAACGTCCGTACTATTTCACGGTAGGTGCCTTCCGACGTATTCAAAAAAACTTTGAAGCGCAAGAATTTCCGGTACAGGTCGTCTTCCATCGGCATGATCTGCCCCGCCATGTTTGACCAGACGAGCGCAGCCATGCGCGAGAGATCGACGATATTGCCTATGCCATCAAGCTGGGCCCCCTCCGCGTTTTGCAGCCAGCGCATGTCGTTAAGCTGGTAATAAAACCCGTATAACTCCTCAAGCTGGCGAGCCAGCGCTTTTTGAAACACCTCAATGTTTGGCTTGCCTTTGAACTGCTCGATGAGATCGTCTTGCAGTTTTTTTAGGTAATCCCTGGCGCTATCCATCAAGCACCACCTCAATTCGGGTCGCTTCCGTCAGCGCCCTTTGCCGGGGGGTAATGGGGATCGCGCCGGCGACGTACTGCATCGGATTGGGTATCTCGCTGTGGTCGGTCGTGGGGAAAGCGCGGATCTCGATGAATCCGATGCCCGGCACCGTACCGAATATCCGCCCCTCGATCAGTCTTTGCGGAACGATTGACTGTCCTGGAGTCACCGTCCGCATCGCATCCAGTATTATTTGCGTTATGCTTTCAATGTAGTTTGGCGGCAAGCGTTCCGCCGGATTAAGCGTGAGCTGTATCCGATACCAGACAAACACGTACTCCGGCCGATTGAACCGCTCGATCATAGGCTCGCCTCCCTCGCCGGCAAGCGTCACTTCCACGTCGCCGAACGTCTGAATTCCTCCGGCCTTTTTGTCCCCGATTTGCACAGCGATTTCGTAATCGCTGCCGCCGTCCACCACCACCTCGATGGAATGCGGCCACCTGCCGTAGGTGTCCACTGCGTTCGTGTCATTCTGGTACGCGGCGACGGCGTTAACGCCCTGCACGTTGAGCAAAATCGCGGACTTGATGCTTTCCAGCATACGATTCGAGCGGTGGAAGATTTTTTCTGCGTATGACTGTCGCAACTCGACATCGGTTTCCCGCAAGCGCCCCGCGATATATGGAACAAGGTTGGTCACGGAAATCAGCCCGGGAACGGCCGTCACGATCTGGTTGACGGTTCCGAAAGGGAGCGTGATTTCGCCGTTAATTTCGCTGTTATAGTTCACGATGCCGGTGACGTTTTCCGTCGTAAGGTTCCCGCTAAGTATTAGCTGGTTCAGGCTTTGGATGTTGTTAGCAACGATATTGAGCAGGGCGACGTTCGCGGTCACCGTAAATCCTGCGTCCGTTATCGCTGCCGCGAGCCCCGCAAGTATGTCCGTCTCAGTGTCGCCGGCCTCGCTTGCATAGGAATACAGAAGCGCGTTTAGCGCGACCGTGTACAGCGCCCCTGGCTGGACAGTGGCGACGCGAACGCGCGCCTGGTTAAACGCGCTTCTCGTGACGAGGGTGTCCCGCATCGCAAGAAACTGCTCCGCCGGGTTGGTGCTGCTTCGTATTAGCGATCCTTTCGGGATTACAGTGCCGTCCACGCACTCGCAGTGTATCGGGTATATCGTCGGTCTCGCGCCTTCGCGTTCTACGCCACCGAACTGAACGGCGTTGTCGAGGCTCGCGCTCTCCGCGCTGAACGGGTACATCGAGTGGTACACTTGCGCCCCGAACTCCCAAAGCTCCGCTATTTTGTCGGCGAACGCGGTCAGCTGCACGTTCAGGTATGATATGGGGTTGCTCCGGGTGTTTACCTTCCACCCGTCGGATAAGTCCGCGTGCAGCTCGTCCATTATCGCGTCGAGCCTTTTTATGTTTACGCCGGTGGGCGTCACGCCAAAATCAGGCATGGATTAACACCTCCTCCCCGTGCGTTTCCTCGCCGACGGCGATGACAAATGTGATCAGCGCCGTCCGCGCGAGGGCGTTGACAGAGATCGTAATGTCCCGCGCGTCGCTTACCCCGTCAACGGACATCGCCTCGTCGCGGACGATGCTGCGGATGCGCCGGATGTCGGGATTTTTTATGAAAACGCTTTCAAAATACGGAACGCCCGTGTCCGGCCAAAACCGCCACTCGGCGAAAAACCACAAGAGCCGCACCCTCACCGCCTGCCGCACGCTTTCGGTCAGGCGGATGTCCCCTTGCTCGGTCACATGCAAATCGCCGTCCTGGTCTAGAAGGATGTCCGTCACGTGATCGCCCCCGTGCCGACGACCGCCCCTACGGAAGGGACGTTGAACGAGCCGGGAAGGACGTCGGCGTTTGCTTTTACGTAATCGATGATCGCCTGCGATACGACCTGGTAGTATTTGACGGTTTCCGTTCTGCCGGCTTCGGGCACGTTCGCCATCTCGGGATACGCCGTCGTAAGTTCCGCGAAAATAGCCTCCGCCATTCCCGTCGCTGTCATTGCCATATTTTGGAACCTCCTTACTTTATCGACAAGCTGCTGCTTGACTGGGCGGCCGAGTCCGCGGCTTGGATCGCGGCCTGGATGCCGCTAAGCGCCATGTTTATGAGCGGCGGAACGGGCGGAATCGGCAACCCCGGAGGCAAAGGCAGCGACGGAATGAAGGCGTAGCTCCACGCTGCGGTCTCGGCTGTCCAGTACGGGCGCAAAACATCGTTGCCCAACAGGACTTGCGCGCCTTTGATCCCTACGGGCTTTTTCGAATCAATGTCGCAGTCGTTCGCCTCCACCGCGACCCTTTCCGGGACGAACGTCAGGGACTGCCCGGCGGTGTCTCTGACGTACGTCTCGCCTTTTTTTAGCCGGATGCGCTCGCCGTCTTTTTCTATGATGATCGAGTTGTCGGCGCAGGCCTCTCTGACGAGAGGGTTCGGCCTCGCGAAAAACCCGACGATGGTCATGGCGTTGGTAAGGTCAAAGCGGAGATCGGTGTCCGATTCCGCTCTCTCGCGCCACGCGTCGAGGGCCTGCTCCGAAAAAAACAGGATGCACTCGTCTCCCGGATTAATCGGGTAGACAAACGTCGCCGTCTGCCCGCCGCCCTGCATGACGTACACAGGCACCTCGTGCACCTGCGGATAGTCGAGCCGGGAGCCGTCGGGTTTCGCGAACTTGCCGAACGGCTGCACGGTCGCCTCGCACTTGGCGGAGTCGAAGGCGACGATTTCGCCGGGGATGGCGGTATGCACCTCGCGCAGCACGTCGTGCATGTGGTCTTTAATCTCTTGCGTGTATTCCTGTATCATGCAGTCTCCTTACGCAATCAGCTTCGCTGTGCATTTCCAATCGCCCTTGATGTTGTCGCCGCGCATCTCGACGGATTTGACGCGAAAATATCCTTTCGCAACCGCGCTTTCGAGGCGCACGAAATCGCCGATGCCAATGGCCCCGTTGAGCAGGTACTCCGCTATGTAGCCCGACTGGTCTTCGTCGTCGGCGTTGTCCGCGCCGTAGTTTATTTTTTTCGGGATGCCGAGCAGCCCGGAATCGGCGTCCAAAAGATAGACCTGCCGGGTCATCGCGTCGCGCAGCATCTTGACATGCAGGACGCCGTTTTGGATCGTCCACTGCAAACCGCTTGACGCGCAGGCCTTGTCGAGCGCGACGCGGCTGGGGCCGATGAAAGAGAAGCCTCTGGGCAAGTCGTGGAATTCCGCGTTGTGCGAAAACAGCAGCGTAATGCCCATGGCGGCCGCCACGTCTTCGATTATTTTTTTCGTGTTGATCGTTCCGGCGTAGGACAGCGAGACGTAGCTGTCCCGCAGCTCAATCCTGCCATCGACGATCTCCATATGGGTCTCCCGGTCGCCCTTGTCCAGCGATGTTTGCACGTACGTTATGCAGCCGATAAATATCAGCGGCATGTGGCCGCCGTATCCGGCGCGAAGCGTGACGATGCAATCCTTTTCGTTAAGAATGGCAAGCTGCTCGGGGTTCAGGTTCCAAAGCGACACCACGGCGACGTTCGGGGTCTCCGTCTCGCATTTGTCCACCAAAAAGCGGATGCGCAGGGCGCTCGGGCTTTCCCGCGTCGTCGCCCCGACCTCGAACCCCTCGCCTCCGGCCGGCCCCGCCGCGAACCGGTACTGCCGGTCAAAGTGTTTCATGCCGTGCCATCCCGTCTGCGGATAGATAGGCAAACGCGGCGTTGCCGTTCGCAAAATCGTCGCGCCCGACGCTTTCAAAATCGGAAAACACCCCGAACGCGCCGGCGGGAAACCGGTCGTCAACTATTTGCAGGTTGAGCGGAAAGCGCGGAACCATGCGCACGCCCTGCGCCAACGGCTCGCGCTGGGCGGTGAAGAGCCCGAAGCTCCAGCGCCGCGCCGTGTCGTTCCACGTAAACCTAATAAGGTACTGCGCGCCGTCAAGCGCGACGCGGGAAAAGCTGTCGTTCATGTCGGGCACTGCGATATCAAGCCTCGTCATATTTTCGTCGCCCTCCCTAAATGATTCTTGCGGCGGACGCGAAGCCGTGGAGTATCGATCCCCGTGACGTTACGCCCGCGGTTCCCGCGTTCGCTCCGGTCGCGCCGCTTTTGCCGTAGCTCGCCGGGATGGACATCGTTTGCGCCTCCGTAACCCGGATTTCCTGGAACATTATTGGAATCTCGCGGGAGCTTCCCGTCTGCAACGATTTTTTAAGCTCTATGCTTATGATCGCCATGTTCCGGTACGTTCGCTCGCCCGTCTCCACGGTGACGGGCTCGCGGGTAAAATACAACGCCTCAAGACGTTTTATTTCGTCCTGCACGCGAGACGGGCTCGCGCCGTGCCTGGCGAGCCAAGTCACGGGCGTGTTGGTGAGGATCAGCGTCATGCTGAGCGTCAGGGGCTTGAGGATAATCGCGTCGCTCACCTCAAAGCCGCGCTCGACGGGGTACGCGGGCACGTCCGCCTCGTAGTGCTTGATTTCGTCAACCAAAGCGTCAAAGCCGATGCCGTCAATCGACACGGGCTGTCTCGTCCTCGCCATGCGTCACCTCGCGTAAGCCAAGCCGCGTGCCAGTTGCCCGGTCGCGTCGGCGGCGGCCTTGTCCATGGCCTCGGCGCTTTTTTGCTGGCCCGCCAGGTCGCCGTGAAACGTGTTCGTGATGTCCACGTTTTGGGTGACCGTTGTGTTTTCAACGTTTGCGGTAGCAATCGCCGCGGACAGCGTATCGGTTTTGGGCGCGCCGCCCAGCGACAGTATGTCGCGGAACGTTTGCGACAGGCCCCCCAGTTTCGAAAAGATGCCGACCGTCTCGCTCGCCGTGAAGACCTTGCTGCCTTTCGCGTTGGTGATCAGCTCCGGGCCTTCCTCGCCGGCTATAAACGTGTCCGGCGCGTTGCCCGATCCTTTGGCGAGCATCGGTATGAGGGGGATGTTTATTCCCTTGCCGCCGACGCCCGGAACCCAGTTGGGTATCCTGATCCTGTTCAGCCCGCCCAAAAAAGTATTGATGCCGCTGATTACGAGGTTTATGGGGAGCTTGAAAACCCCTGCGAGACCTTCAAAAATGCTTTTGAAAATACGCACGACGCCGCTCCACGCTTTGCCCCAGTCGCCGGTAAAAACGCCGGTGATAAAATCGAGCAGCCCTTGGAACAACCCCATGACGGCGTTGATAATTGGCATGAGCGCCTTAAACGCGTTGCCTAACACGCTGCCCAGCAGTTCCGCCACGAAAGTTATGACGGGCATAAGCGACTGTAGCAAAGACACGAGGAACGGCAGCAGCCGTTCGATTATCGGCATCGCTATGGCGATTAAAGTTTCAATAAGCCGTATCGCGACGGGCAGCACGGCGGCGATGATCTGCATCGCCACCGGCAAAAGAGCTTCCAGCAAGCTAATGACGACCGGCAAAACGCTCCTGACCAAATCCATAATCAAAGGTATGACCAGCTTTATCAAACGGGCTATCGCCGGGATCACGGCTTTCGCCAAATCCATGAGAAACGGCAGAAGCTCTTTCAACACTCCCAAAAGCATGACGCCGAGCGATCTTGCCAGCTCCAAAATAAAAGGCAAAAGGCTTTTTATCGCGCCGAGAATTTCGCGTATCGTTTCGCGCACCATTTCGCCGTCCACGCCGAATTTCTCAAGCAAAGCGCCCAGCAGCGACTCGTCGCCCCGCATGAAATTTACCAAATCGTCGATTAACAGGGCTATGAGCAATATGACAGCCGCCATCGCCACCATTTTCAAGCTGATTTTTCTCAACCCCGTGCCGACCGCCCTCAAAAACGACAGTATCTTGGCGCTGTTTAAAGCGATGAAAAGGGCGCCGGCGGAAAACGCGAGCAGCCGCATCAGCCTGTTCACTCCGCCAAGCCTGGCCGCGATCCGCGCGAACGCGTCCGACAGCCTCCGCGCTATTTTCATTAGCCGCGTCAGCCCGTTAACGGCAAACCGCGTCAGGTTTTTGGTTATGCCGAAAGTTTCATCAATGTTTCTTTTCCAGCCATTCCATTCGTCTCTTAAATTTCCGACGGCTTCTTGTATTTCCTCGTTTTCGGAAATGAAATTGCGGGCGATGCCGATAACCTGCACGAGGGAAAACCCGATGCCGATGGCGCCGAGCAGCCGCCTGCCGGTCATGCTCAGCCGCCTCATGCTCCGGACGGCGTTTTTTTCGGACGCTCTGTCAACCGCGAAACCGACTTTACTGCTTTCAAGAACCTTTGCAGCGTTTTCGACGTCGCTTATGCTGTCAAGCGCGATGGTTTGGGACGCTTCGTCAACCTCGTAACCCACGCCGTTTTTTTCCAGCAGCTTTGTGGCTTCCTCAAGCTCTTCCAGGCTGTCGAACACGAGAATGCGGCTGCCGTCTTCCTCGTAGCCGACTTTGTTGTTCGCAAGCGGCCGCGCCTTGTCTTTCAGCGATTCCATGCCGTCAGCGGCGGCTTGCGCGGAAGCGCCGTCAACCGCAAAACTGACCACGGTCGCGGCGAATAAGTCCGTTTCCGTTCTTAACATATTAAAAGCGCCGCGAACGTCTTGCTCTGAAGCTTCGTCCACCTCAAAACTAGCCACGATTTCAAGCGTCTTCGCCGCTTCGGCTTTGAGTATTTTCGCCGCCTCAAGCACGCGCGGCTCTGAAGCCCCGTCCACCTCAAAGCTTGTCGCGATTTCGGCGAGCTTCGCGGCGTCGCCCTTGAGCCGTTCGACCGCGTCCTTGACGGTCTGCTCCGATGCCTTGTCCGTTTCAAACCTGACTCCCATCGCCCCAAGGGCGGAAGATGCGGACTTAAGCTTGTCAATCGTTTTGTTAGCTTTGCTTTCGGATGTTTTGTCGATCTCAAAACCAAAGCCGATCATGATGTCGCGTATCGTCAAGCCCGTTTCCCCCTTTTCGCTTTGGTTTTCATTTCGTCCGCGCGCGCCGCCTCGATGTCCTGCTGCATACGCCACAGAGCGTACAGCTTGAGGGCTTCGTCCAAGTCGTAAGCATTTTCGAGCTCCCACTTGCTGGCCAGCCTCATGCCGATAAGGACGTACATCCTCAGCTCAAGCTCCGAAAATTGCGCGACGTCTAGCTTGCCGTATCTTTGGAACTCGGCTGCCCCATCACGCGAAACGCGTTTAGCGCTTTTCCATATTGGCCGCCGAGCCTCTCGAAAAAACCCGAATAATTAACCTGAATCACGTCAAACGCCAGAATAAACATATCCTGCGTGTCCCCGCAGAAAATTTCATTTGCGATGTCTTCAGTCAACAGCTGTGCCTCGCTTTGCCCCTCAAGCTCGACGGAAACGTTCCGATGCTGGATAAGCAGTTTTTTCAGCAGCGCCTCAAGCTTGTCACCGGACACGCCCGACATTGCGTTGGAGAGGTGCGGGGCGGCCTTTTCAGCATCCATGTCAAGGATGCTCGCGCCGCCCGCCTTGGCATCCGAGCCCAACACGAGAGGCGCGACGCCGGCGATAACCGGCGTCAGCAGCGACAGTATCTCGCCGCTCATGTTGGCGGCTTTGAACGCGCCGAACGGCCTGATATAAAAGGTGTTGCCCCCAAGCTCGCGCTCCCTTTTTACCTCATGCTGCCTCATGCCGTAAGCTCCCCGGTCCATTCAACGTCGCCGCAGTCAATGGTGATCTCGCGTTCCGTCGATTCGATGGCGAATTCGCGCGTCGGGATGTTTTGCACCCACGCGTACTCCGCGGAAAAAACGAGACCCCCTTTCAAATCCTTTACCAGCACGGGGAAGACGCCGCTGCCGTCGGCTCGATCCCGCCCGAACATGTCCTGGCAAAACGGGACGGTCGGGGATTGCTGGAGCACGGTGATCGTGATCGTCGCGGTGTGATCCGGATCGATGGAACGGGTCACCTCGCCGTCCGCCCCGACTTTTTTCTGCACGCCTTCGCCGTGCGCCTCTATCGTTATGAATGAGCCGTCCGCGTATTCGGACACGGAATGGGGCCCCAGCGATATTAAAACTTTTCTCGAATCGTACGTCCTGACCATTGTCTGCACCTCTCCTTAGTACGTTAGTACGCCGTCAACCCTGACGGCGTGGATAGCGCCGGCGAGCCTCGCGCTGAATTTGCAATCGGCAAGGGCGCGGGAGGCTTTCTGCGACGCGCCTATGCTCATCGAGTTGGGAACGCTCGTCGTGAAGCCCGGCACGAGCGCGCCGTCTTCGTCGAATTCGTCCTCCGCGACGATGCCCCTGCCCTGCGCCGCCTTGAGGCTCGCGATCATCGCGTTATGGACAAGCGCGATCCCGCTGTTGGTATACGGGATTTTGGGATTCATAAGCAACAAATTGAAAATGCGGAGCTGTATGTCGTTCTGGAGCCAGTCGCGCCCGCGTATGACGTCGATCCATTCGCCGCCGCGCACCTGCCCGTTCATGGTGACGTTGCGCCCTGCAATCTGAGTAAAGTAATTGCTGCGCCCTTCCGTCAGCAGCCTGACCAAGGTGCTGCTGATTTCCGAGGGGAAAACCGAAGCCAGCCGCTTAAACGCCCACGTCTCAGACCCGGACGGGTACGAGAGCGCCTTGGCGACCGCCGCGACGTGCAAATAACCGTTCGCCTGCGGAACGTCGGCCGGCAGATCGTCGTCGCGGATCAGGCCGCACCAGCCGTGCGAGCGAAAATATACGGCGCTCACGGGATCGGTCGGGGAGAGGAACGTGTAGGCGAACTGCTTGACGTGCGCCTCCGTCCACTCGGCGATATTAGACCTCTTCAGAAATCAATGCGAGAGCTCATAGTTGCAGATCCCTGCGACGAGATTGAACCTCAGCCCGAACCCGCGGCGCCTGCCCCTGTATTTTTCCGAAACTATCCTGAAGCGCTTGACAAA